CTTTGCCATGTTCATCTCCATAACCTTACGTAGGCTACCCCCAAAGATGTTAGCCAAAGCTGTAGTGTAGAACAACACATCACCAAGTTCTTTAAGAACCTCTTCGTCTGTAAACTTGCTCTTATCACGGAAGAGTTTCTTTACCTTTTCAGATACCTCACCAGCTTCTCCAACAAGACCCAAGGTATTTTCTACCAGGCGTTCCCGCCCTTTCGTGAATACCTTGTCTTCTACAAACTGACTGTAAAATCTTACTGGATCTTGCTCGTAGTCTGGGCTGTTTTGAAACATATCAAAGTATCCAAACGCTTCTAGGTCACTCTGATTGATCATCCTCAGCACCTTCCAATGACTGTTTCAATTCATTTGTTTTCATCTGTTGAATAGCATTCACGCATTGGATCATGTGGTTCAAAAGGTTTGAAGAGTTAGAACCTAGATTCAGTATGTTTAGAATCTCTTTCTGCTCATCATTCATGTCTTCGATTTCATATTCTTTATCGTCAAGTGTTAGCTTAGTCATTTCTATGTACCTCACATTCTTCTATTATTACATCGTCTATATCATAAAGGGCTGCTGAGATAAGCTCTTCAAGAACCCTTTCCATTTCTGACAAATCAACCTCAATGAAGTTAGCTTCTGGGTCAACCGTAAGAACTAATCTACCTTCAAATCTCAAAGTCAGAATCCCTAGTTATATTGTTATTGTGTCTCAGGTCAACCATATTCTTTTCTTAGTCTATCAAGAGATACAAACTCTGGCTCATATACACCATCCCTTACCTCTCTCTTGATGACGCATCCTTTCCACCATTCTAGATTAGACTGTCCAGCCCATCCTTCCTCGCCGCCCTTGAAGCAGCCTGCGACCAAACCGATAATCGAATTAGGATGAGCAGAATCCTTAAAGTAGATAGACCGCTTGTGACTATGACCACAAGTAGAAGAATGGTTTCTATTCTGTAGTAAGGTGTAACCATGATGAACGCCAGACATAGCTGTCCCATAGTTACCACTAGAAAAGAAATGAGCATACGATACACCATCATAGTCAGCGATGGCGGGGGCTGAGTTCCGATACTCGTGGTACTCGTCGAACCAGTGGTCTGTTTGAAGATGCCCGAAGGATATCCCGTATTTGTCTCCCTGCAATCTGGGATCATGTGCGATAGCCTTCTTAATTCTATTCTCGTGGTTTCCTTCAAATCCAATCCAGAAAGGCTTCTTGTATTTCCTGATACTAGGCTTCTTGCGTAGTCTATCCATTGCTTCATTGTAATGCTCAATGTCTTTTTCATAACTCTGTGAAACAATAGCCTCAGGGTATCGAGTGTCAAAGCTATTGAGTGATTTCATATCAGCACCATCCCCTAGGTCTACTACGTAACTAGGGTTAATGTCATAGATTAGTTCACCAAGAAGATCAAACCTATCATTATCTATACTTGGGTCTACATGGGCGCAGCTGAATACTATCGCTGTTTTATTAGACATCTTCTAGAACCTTTCTGATCTTCTTTTCAGTATGATCTTGTTCAGTGTTTCCCATCTCATCTATAACAAATGGGCCTGTCCTGTATAACCTTTCTACATCATCCATTGCATCTTTCATGGAGCTATAAAAGTACTCTTCCTCGAACTGGTTACCCGTAGAATATTCTCTAGCTAGACACAGGTTCCAGATACGACCGTACTCATCGTCGAAAGGACCACGTATTACCTGCATTATTTCTACAGCTGGTTTAAATATCTCACTCATCTTCAGTCTCCTCTAACCATTCCTTTGGTATTACTTTGTCTGCGTACTTAAAGCCATACTTCTTACACCAGTCACCATAAGAACTCTTAGCACCCTTGTAAAGTTTGGCTCTACTATTATTAAACACAAATCTAATGTCTAACTCTGGGTGTTGATCTTTAATTTCTTTATGCTTGCGTCTATCAGTGGATACGAAACGGCCTTTAGTTTCTATAATGATTCCATTTCCAAGTACAAAGTCAGGGGTGTAAGTCCTATACCTCATGTCCAACCAGGTTATCTTTTCTTTCTCGTAGGTAAACTTTACTTTGTGTTTACGTAAGAACTTAGCTGTGTCTTCTTCAAGACCTGATCGATAACCAGCCTGGATACCCCTTAGTCTATTCTTGTTGTAAGGCACCACTAAACTCCAAGTCTTCAGGAACCATTGGCTTCTTCACTACCTTAGTAAGAAAGACAGGCTTGTCGCTGTATATAAACTTTCTAGCTTCAGGGTAACACTCTTGTTTAAAGTCACAGTAAGAACAGGCAGTACTTAGTTTCTGATTTCCTTTAGGATTTTTGTTAGACTGAGGTACAGGATCAAAGGCTCGATCAGGCGGTTCTTCACTGACAACCATCTTCTTTAAGTGAGCTACGTCCTGCTCTTTAGTTTTCATTTCCTCTGAGAAGTCATACACATCTAAGCAGACATGCCCGTTGACTTTATCAATAACTAGAAATGCACCCTCAGTCTTGTTAGTTACAAGGGGATCATCCTTGGCTGCGTACACATAGGAAGATAGCTGAGAGATATATCCAAAGGGATCGTCTTCACGTAAGTTACCTTCTTTAAACTTCTTGAAGGCATAAGGTGAAGCAGACTTAACATCCACAGTCATACCATCAATCACTGCATCCCTATGTCCTTTGATACCATGTACATTCATACGGTCTTGCATACCTACAACACTGTGTCCTGACACGGCTGCTATAGTAAGAACTAGATCTTCAATGATATCTCCATAGAAGAATTTAAGTAAGGCTGATGGTGGTAAAGACTCAGCCTCAGAAGTCTTATTGATTTTATACCAGAGCTTTCTCTCACACTGAGTACCAAGGGCAGACAATGATAGATACCCCCTTGGTTCCTGTGGTTTAGAGAATCGTTGCTCTGCCATACGGGAAATATTGGTAGCCATGAAATCACCAAGAGCTTTGTCCCAACCTTTATTACCAAGGATGGTTTGCTCGATGTCATGGACTAGGGTGTCTATTGTTTTCATTGTTTCCTCTTTGGGTTGGATGCCCCCACCCAACTAAGGGAAGGGGCTTTCTTGAACACACTTACACAACAGAAAAGAAACTAAACCTAGAAGGGGATAGCATCATCCTCAACAGCTTTACTAGGCGCTGCCTTCTTAGGCTTAGCTTCAGGTTTGGCTTCTTTTGAGGAGAAGCTGGACAAGTCTTTGAAACCACTAGCTGAACCACCACCCTCTGATTCAAACTCGATGTGATCTACAACTTGTACAGACTCTAGGCGTGAGCCAGTACGCCCAGAATTACCAGCGGGGTAAACCGCTACACGAACAAGACCAGTGGAACCATTACCGATGTAACCGTCCATCTCAAAGTCCCAAGGTTGTCCTTTAACATTTGCAACAGCGGGTGCACCACCTTGCCATTCAAACTTTCCTTTATGTGGGCGAGCAAGGGTTACCTTAGTACCACCCTCAACCTCATGCATTGCCTTGGCGCAGCCAGAGTCTTTTAGCTTCTTAGCATTGTCATCATCCATAATGATAGTGACTTTATACTCACCCTCTTTCTCTTCATTCCACGCAGCACGATCCCGATTGTGTTCAAATACTTTTGCCCACTCTAGAGTGCCGAAGATCTCTACGATTTGAGTTTTTGATTCTTTAGTCATGTTATCCTCTTAAGGTTTGTTAACTGATTCGTTTCTTATCATAAGGTTTTAATGGGTGTCAAGCCAATTATTACCTACATCGTAAGAACCTGGGGTAGGTATCTTAAACCCTAGTTCTTTCCCTACTTCAAGCATACAGTCTGCTTGAATCTTTCCTAGTTCTTCTGCTTCTTCTCTCGTTCCTATCACCTCTGTTTGATACTCGTCATGAATAAAACCAACAAGCTTAAAGTTAATGCCTAACTTCCTAGCTTCTGATGTCCAGCGCAGTAGTGTATGCTTCATCAGTATACTCTCAGCTGACTGCAGCATACCAGCCAAGGCCTTGTGTGTTGATGGAACAATAACCTTACGCCCATCGTACCCAGTAAAGTATCCTTGGTCACCCACAGTTGGTATTAGTTTATTCTTCAGTTGAGCTAGACCATCAATAGACTTAACAAAGTTGTCTCTAGCTTCTGTGGCTTGTCGTTGATTGACCCTTAGGATCTGGGCAGTCTTAGCAACACCCGCACCTAGTAGCCAAGCATAGATAAAAGTCTTAGCCATATCCCGTGTAGCATGGTTAAGTCCCAGTGCACGTTTGTTAACGTTATGAATGTCTGTTTCGTTCTCCTTCTTACCTTCCATAATAGCTTGTGCATACTGATCAGCATCAAAGTATCTCCATAAATAGTCTGCTAGTACCCGCAGCTGAATACCATCAGCGTCTGTACCAACTAAGAAAGAACCACTGGGTACAGTCCAACAGGCTCTGAGGTGTGAGTCATACTGTTTCTTTACTTCCTCGACCGCTGTCTTAGGTTCACCGTGGAAAGCTGACGGTATGTTAGCTGTGTTAGGTGCCTTGTGTGCACACCTACCAGTCCAAGCCCCTATATTATTTATAGTACCATGTATTCTTTCATCAGATCCAACCTGATTTATCCACTCCACCAGTGAGCTTCTACGTCCTTCTAGGGTCAACCATTTAGCTAGTGCCTTTGCCCCCTCAGGTGCATCGTCAGGCAGTGTAGAGAGGTTGTCCTCAGAGACTGTCCAGCCGTAGTGTTGAAGATGATTTTTCTTTTCAGAATAGAACTCCTTACTCATAGACTTAATGGATGTACCGTAAGGGTCACCGACAGATAACCTATCAAACTTTTGGAATGTCTTAGTCTTATCTACGGGTTTCCAACCAGCATCCCACAGGGCATCAATACGATCCTTTGGAGATCCAGGTTTAAAGTCTATCCAATCTAAGCATAGCAAGTCATCCCCATCCTTCTGGGTAAGAGCATAGCGTTCCTTTGCTTTCTTAACTGAAGCCATCTCCTCACCGTCTTGTTTAAGGCGATACTTGATTGTGTTTACAAGAGTAAGCTTAGGTGGAAAGTCTATTTGAAACTGTTCCTCAAGCTGTTTCATCTGAACCTGAACAGCATTCAGTAAGAACTGAGCTTTGTTAGAATCAAATGCAAAACCGTAGTACTTGGTACGAACCAATTCAACTTGTAGGTCGTGCTCTGCCCTCATAGATTTACGCCAGTCAGGATCATAGATGTACTTAGAGAAGTGATCGTGGAGTGCCTCAGTTGTATCTAAGTCTCCAAGCCAGTACTCAACCATCTCGTCAGAGAAGTTAGCAAAGTCGTGGAAGTCACCTTTGTATACACCCAACCGAATACCCCAAGCCTGTAGACTGTGTGGAAACTTAGCACCTTTAGGTATTGGGATGTCATAGTTAATCATTCGAGATACAAGCAAGGTGTCTATAATCTTCTTTGGATCAATCAACTTAGGTTCAAGTAAACGATTAAGTTCAGGCCCATCAAACTGTACGAAGTTATGTCCAACAATATAGTCAAGGGACTTGTACCACTCTATGGCTGCAACTTTAGCTACGGGATCTTCATGGCACTTCTCAAACTTGTAGACTTCACCTGTCTTCAAGTCCTTTCCACCACAAAGCCACAGCTTGTCACTACCAACAAGAGTGTTTGTCTCAATGTCACTGACCGCTATCTTCATACCTTAAATGAAACCTCTTCTAGGATTGTTGTCTCTGGATCATAGTAGACTGAGCCAGCGTTACCTAACTTAGCGAAGGGTCTATTCTTGTCAACGATAAAGTAAGTTGTGTTCCTTTCCGATTCTTCTTCTGCTTCAGTATCACGATTAAGTTTAATACAAACGATAGCCTCTTCCTCTAGTGAAGCAGCGTACTTAGTACGACCATCGTCATTCACTTGGGATATAAAGATAACACCTATGTTTAGTTCCTTGGCAAGCTGTGCCATACGTGCCCCAAGGGTAGTCAAAGTACTGGTGGCACCCTCAACCCCTGCATTAGACAGGTAAGCTAATCTCTGAACGTGATCAATAAAGATATAACTCGCACCGTATACTGTCGCAGCTAGACGTACATAGTCCAGAAGTTTCATTGGATCATCGTGTGCTTGCATCTCAAAGATAATTGTTTTGTCATCCTGTGCTGCCATCTTAGCGGCGAGTATTACAGTGTCCTCATCACACCCATTCTCTGCAGCATCTTCTTTGGTACGAACATTACAGCCTAGTTCATAAGTTGCCATAGCACGGTAGGTTGTAGACTTCATCTCTTCCATGTGTAGTAAAGCTATCTTAGCGTCTGACTTAAGAAGACCAACCTCAAAGTACCTGATCAGTTCTGTCTTACCTTGACCACGTAAAGCTTTAATGAAAGTTAGACCACCCTTCACTAGCCCCCTAATCTTATCGTCTAGGGCAGTATGACCAGTCGGCACATACTCATAAGGATTCTCTGTCTTGATTGCCTTTTCTACCTCGATGTCTCCAACAAAGAAGTTATCTGGTGCAAAGCGTTGAGGCTTAACAGCGGCCCACTTTAAGTCATCTTGATCACCCGCCTGAATAAAGTCGTTAGCGTCTTTGTGTTTAGTCAAAGGAACATAGTAGAATTTCTCAGGGAATAATTCGTATAAGCGTGTGGCTGCACCCTTACCAGCCTCGTCCTGTTCACCTGCGTAGACTATCTCTTGGAATGAATTAAGGTAGTCAAAGTTTCTCTTGATGAACTTATCAGACAGAGATGCTGAAGGTAGAGATTTTACAGGGAAGCTTTTACCTAAGGCTTGATAGAGAGATGCAGCATCAAACTCACCTTCAGTAAGGTAGATCCGCTTACTTGAGCCAGCATTAAAGTCTGGACCGAACAAATCCTGCAAGGCACCCTTCTCTTCAGTCCAAAACTTCTTCTCTTCAAAGCCTCTGTACTTTACATTGGATGGATACTTGAATGCATAACGTACAGCATCACCCTCAGCATCCATCTGTAGTTGAATACCAAAGAGTTTACATACGTCAGAGTCTATCCCACGGATATCCTTGAAGGTTGCTGACGCAATCTGTCTTGTATGCACGGGTGGTTTCATTGTGTTTACTGGGTATGTTTCTTCTGCCCAGTCCGATATCTCATTCCTGAAGTTAGGCCGTGGATACTTGCCTGGTTTACCTGTCTTACTTTCGCACACATGGCAGAACCCTGACTTGGTTATCGTGTTGTAGTAGAAACCATCTGAACTACCACAGTCCTGATAGGGACAAGCTACTCGCTCGATGTCGAACTTTTTATCTTCGGCTGCGCTCATAGTATATCTCCCTCTGACCAGTCATCCCAGTTGTCCTCTTTGTAGAGTTCACTGATTTCTTTTTCGAATAGAAGATCGTTTACGTGACGTTTAAGAATCAGCATAACATCCTCAGATGACAGGTTGTTATCTCTCATGAACTGGGTGATAGGTATGGTGTGTATTGTGTCTCTGTCCATTATCTTATCCTTTCATTATCGTTTGAAACATACCTTCTGTCTGCTTCAAAGAAAGAACTATGTCAAGTAATTGTTGGTAAGTCATGACAAGCATCTCATACTTTTCTAAGTGCTCATCCCATTGTCTAATGAAGACAGCACCATCATCAGCTACTATCATTTCAACATCATTTACCTGACCAGTTTCGTCTAGGCTGCGGATGATAGAAGCGTCCGATTCAAACTCTACTGTGAACATCTATTCATCTCCTCTCGTTCCTTAGCCCTTTGCCTTTCTACATCATCCATCTCTCTTATTCTTCTAGAGTGTTTGATCCTATCCTCCCTTATAGAAAGAGAAGTATACTCAGAAATACTATTAAGGTTTCCATCTTTATCCTCAGCCATTGCTACTCTTCCTCTAAACAAAACCCACACATATCATTCTGCGCTGGGCCACCACAGCTTACACAGGTCTGCCACTTCTCATCCTCTAGACCTCTCTTTACTAGAGTTACAAAGCCAACGTCAAAGATAGCCATGAATGTTTCAGGGTCACACTCTACTTGTAGTGTAGCACTGCCATCCTCGTGTTCTTCTATATCAGTTACTTTTATTTCACTCATCACTCACTCCTATACATGGTAGCAAGATTGATAGCTTGCAGTACTTAGGGTACTCGTCATACGTCATAGCTATCAGAACTGGTGGTGCAGCTATAAGTAAAGCTACTATAGCTGATGCCTTGATTGCACCGTTAATATTACCTCTCATGCTCGATCTCCACCAATGCTTCCCAAGATACAGGAAACAACTCATACATCTCACCTGCTATATACTCTGCTACCTCTCGTGTCTCAGCCTGTGTATCATCAGCGTACCGTAGCTTACACATGTCAGCAAATGCATCCAGGCTGCCTGACCAGTACCACTCAGTCATCATAGACTGTGGCAGTACCATACGTGCTTGCTCTGGGCATACACCTTTAGATAGCAACCTGTTATAAGTTTCTTTACACATCGTGTTTATATCACCTATGTCCAGACCTAGTACAACGCCTTCACTGCCTTGCTTCTTATCATCACTACGCCCACGCCACTCCGCAGGGTTGTAAAACTCAGGCTCATTGTCTACGTATCGTCTTGATACTTCATTCCAACGTAGGAACTTATGCTTGACTAGCTGTCTAGCTACAAACAACGGTGCCTTGATGTGGAAGCTTGCAAAACAATGACCGAATGGGCTGATGTGCTTGTGCTCAGCAAGGTAGCGTATCAGCTTAGCGTCCTTAACCTTCAGGAAAGGTGGACCCCAAGGATCACTGCTATCCATCTCACTCTTCTTGCCAAAGCTTACTCGTGCTGCATTGGCTACAGTTAAGTCTGTACCCATGTGATCTACATATGTTACTTCAATTCCCATCAGGGTCTACCTCTCAATGCTTTTGGTTTCTTTGGGGTTGTCCTTAGTGAAGTCTTCTTCACAGGTATGTAAGCTTTGGTAACTTCCCTGCCAGTTATCATAGTAAAAGAAACCTTACTACCTTTTATTGTAGTAGAACTTCTTGCACCTATGTCTTCCTTAGGCATAATGCTAAACATGTTTCCCATTATTATTTCCTTTATGTAATTAGTTATCTTGGCCCACCCTGCAGGACTCGAACCTGCAACCTACTGCTTAGAAGGCAGTTGCTCTATCCAGTTGAGCTAAGGGTGGTGTATCTCTCAGAATAGTGGATAGTATACCTCTCCGTTATCTCGCATCTGTCTGGCTGCGTCAATCATTTTATGCAGGAAGTCAGACCTATTGAAATCGCCAGCCCACTCTAGGTCATCCCTTTCCCTTTGTAGATCCCTTAGGTGTTGGTCTATTGGTATCACTCTTTTTTCCATCAGTCTTCTCCATCTCCCCTATCCAGTGTGTGACATCATCATGTTCTGTCAGTGGTAATTCTTTTTCTCTTTCGCTTTCTGCCATTCAAAAAACTCCTCAGCTGTGTGTCCGTTTTCTTGTATAAATTCCTGAAGATCAAACACTTGGTCAAGGAATAAACCTATCAGATATTTAAGGGCATTCTTATCGTTACCAAACTCTTCAAAGTATTCATCTATTGTTTGAATATCTTCTAGCTCAACATCTTCGTAGTCTGCCATTGCTTCTTCCTTTCTAAGTTAAATGCAACAGATCCCTAGTTATACTTCTATTGGTATATACTTCTAGTACCTATTAGTATTATTTTCTATATAAGAAATAAAAACTAAGAGTAATACTAACAGTAGTACTAACAGTATTTACGTAGGGATCTTTTCTGCATTTCAAGTACCTCTATTAAAACTTTTTGTAGACTAGGTAGACAACAAACCAAAAGGCTACTGTTGTACCAATAGATATTAGCTCATATGTTTCCATCAGCAGCTAAACCTTTACCTTAAGTTCTGCCCTTATACCATTGAGTTCATTGGCATCTTTCATATACTGCTCAGCCTCTTCCTTTCTCTTGAAGCTTTTCCAACAGATCTTACCACCAAATTCTTCGTCATATATTGCCACATATAATTTCATTTAGAAATCTCCAAGATCGTCCAGGCTATGCGTTCAGCTATCTGTGGTACGATAGCATTACCTAGTCCTTTAATTCTGTCCACTCTTTTGGGTATCCCATTAGCCACTCTACCCACGTTGGGTTCAACATCCCAGTCGGTTTGTCTTCTTCCTTTACTGTCGCACATAGATATTTTCTGTCCTTCATATGAGTGTGACTCTTGCTTCCCACTGGCCCACAATCCTTGTACTCCGATGCTCTGGGTGTCGGAAACATCCTTACATGTGTCCTGAGTGAACTGTTCTGACCGCCCCCAGTGGTGCCCTTGCTGTCGGCTGCTGCTGGTGTTGGAAACATTCTCGCATAACCGCCCAGTGTTGTTCCCCTCTTTGGATGTTCTGGATTCCCCTTCATCTGTGGGTTGTCTTGGGTTGTTGGTGTGGGCAATAATCCAGACTCTGTTTCTTTTGTGGGGAGCGTTGACGCCGCAAGCTGGAACAACAAACGTCCTTGTGGTGTAGCCTTCGTGTTCCAAGTCAGTGAGCACCTCGTCGAGTCCCAGTGAGATGTGCCCATAAACGTTTTCGAAAACGCACCAAGTGGGTCTTTTGGATGCAACAATTTTGAGGATGTACGGCCAGATGTGGCGGTCATCTTCTGTGCCTTTTCTCTTTCCCGCTGCACTGAATGGTTGGCACGGGTCACCTGCGGTGATGATGTCACAGTCGGGAACATTTCTGTCTGGGTCATTAGCTAATTCCTTTACGTCTGAAGCTACTGGTACATTCGGCCAGTGCTGTTGGAGAATACTGCGGCACCAAGGCTCGATGTCGCAAAAGAGATGTGGCTGCGGGGATAGTCCTGCCCATTGGAAACCAAGGGCAAAACCACCAATACCTGAGCATAGGTCAACGTGTCTCATGATATACCTTACCCATTTACAAACTGGTCGTGGTTTATGTAGTAAGACACACCAATCTCATAATTGTCATGATC